TTTGGTGTTTTAATTCTCTTTGCATTCGCTTTATCATATCCACATATAGGACATGTAAATTCAGTTTCCCCGTACCAATCAATTTTCTCTAAGGCATTTAGACCGGTCTCAAGAAAAGTTAAACATTCGTTTTTTTCACAATTATTTAGCATTTGTTTGACTCCTTAACAAAATATAGTAAAATTTGTTCTTTTATAGTATATCACATTCTTCATTAAAAAAACAAACGTTTGTTCGAAAATAGCAATTTAACAACAGTTACTAATAGTGTAAACGTTCTAAATACCATCACAAATGGAACTGTGACGAGAAATACATACAATACCACAGCCAGTTATTCGCGTTTATGCAAACTGGGAAAACTTGCTATACTTAATATGGATTTGTACGTAACCGGAGGGCTTACCGCATATTTAGAGTATGATCTCGGGTATATCCCGGAAGGATACCGACCAACTACCGATGTAATAATTAATGTATATGATGGGGTAACACTTCACTCTGTAACAATTACCTCGGCGGGAACAATCAAAATAAAAGTTGGAAATGCAAATTCCGCCACGTTTGCGCTCCGCAGTTCAATTGCTTATGCCACAAGTACGTAAATGATCATTTTAAGTAAAAGGAAACGGGTTAGCCAATCGTAATTCATTATAACCATCAGGACAGGTTGTCAATTTTAAAGTTGTGCTGTTGGTAAAAGTAATTGCTCCTATTGCCGTTACTCCACTGGCAGTATTACGCAGCACACATGGGCTGGACCCTAAAAAATTAAAATTTGTGAGTGGTGCTGTCAATGTTAAAACTGTATCATCTACCGCAAAATTACCGCTTGTTTTTGCAAAACTCCCCTCGACCCATAGGTGTTTTGCTATTTTGTGAACCTTGGGTGAGAAACTGTTTAATGATGTGGTGTAGCTGACTGCTATATCACTTAAATTGCTATTTTGGTCTAGAATGAATGTTGCAAGTTATAATTTTCTTATTTCAATTATTTACCATTTGAGTTATAATATTTACAGATATATATTGAGAAGAACGACAATTATTTAAATGGGAGGATTCAGTATGTTTAAAAGCAAAATATATAGGAAAAAAATATGTGGAGTTCTATTAGGTGCATTAGCAATTGTTGCAGTTACAATAAGCAACAACAATAATAGTTATGCGAATAATAATTCCGCGGTAACGGTAAATAATGAGAATATTGAATATAACGGAGCTACATATAAAATAATCCAGGTTGATGGAGGGGATATATCTGGAATAAGACAGCCCAATGTAGCGGTAGATGTTGGATACGGCGATAGATTATACTGGGCATTAACCAATGAGCATAGCCAACTTGTGTATGTAATTGCTGACAAAGTTGTCTTACAAGATGAAAGAACAGAGCAGGTCACTTCAGATGGGCGTTATTATAATGACGAAGCAAAAGTACCCGGTACTGAAAGATCAGATTTAGATGAAGGACACGTTATTGCTGATAGCCTTGGGGGTGTATCTAATGCTTACAATATCACACCACAAGACAGCACTCTCAATCGCTATGGAAATCAAGCATATATGGAAAAGGTGATACGTGATGCAGGTGGCTGTGGTAATTTTGTGGCAACTATCACATATACAGATATAACTACTCAAATTCCTTCACATTATCATTTTGAATACGATCTTAAAGGAAATGCGGTTGTAGATGATTTTGATAACATTAATCCTGATGAAGTTAATGCTGCAATTAGTACCAAAGCAGCAACGACCGAAACCGTAACTAACACAACGAGCAATGCGGCTACTACCAATGAGAAAGAGGAACTTGCGAAGATTGACACAAACGGTAATGGAAAGGTTACAATCGCAGAAGCTAAAGCAGCCGGTTATTCAATGCCTATTTATTCAGATCACTGGTTATATAAATATATGGACGACAGGGACCACGATGGGATGGTAGGAGAGTAAGAGTTTTAAAAGAATATTTTGATAATTGATATATTAAGAAGAGGGATATAATAACATGAGCAAATACGGAGAAGGGCTAGGAAAGGAAATTATTAAAGGAGTAAATAAACGAGAATTAGACGAGCCTTTAACAACAGCAAAGGTTAAGTCTTTTTGTTCTAAAAAAGGCTGGAATCCTCCTGACAACTATCTAAATGTGTTTCTGGCAAATGCCTCTTCTGAGAAACATAGTCCAACTTATGTAAAATGCATAGTGAAAAATGAAAATGGTGAATATTTTATTACCCAAGAGTTTAGAGAACAATAACATTAATAAAACATTCCCACATTTCCCATTAATAATATGGTAATATGATATCAGTGAAAAGTATATCAACGTGCGCTTGGCTTAGGCTGGGCGCATTTTTCGTGGGTGGAATTATGGAAAATAAAACTGATAAGTCTTTGAAGAATAAAAAAGAATCTATATGGAGAGACTCGAATTCCCAACATCCTGAATGGAAGTGTTCCAGTGGAATGGTTTTTAAAACTAAGAAGGTGAAGAACGGATGAACAAGGTTAGTTTCATAGATATTTGCAAGGGCTCATTTGGACGCAAAGTGGCTTACACTGGCGCTTCAATTATCACACCAGAAAATATCTTAAAAGTAGTTGGAAAAGCAGTCAGCGTTTTAAATTATAACAGACCGTTCATTCGTTACCTTCATGATTATTACATGGGCGATCAACCGATTCTGTACCGAGAAAAAACGGTACGTCCGGAAATCAATAATAAGACGGTAGAGAATCATGCTTTAGAAATTGTCCGCTTCAAGGCTGGTCAAACATACGGCGAACCTATTCAATATGTAAGCCGCAAAAAGGATGAAGCCATTAATAAAGCCGTAGACACTTTTAATGATTATATGAGGGACGCTCACAAGCAGGCGAGAGATATTGAACTCGGCACATGGCAAAGTTCTGTTGGGACCGCTTATAAAGCAACTTTAAAAGCAGCTAAAAACACACCTGTTCCTTTTCGGATTCATGTCCCCACGCCTTTGAATACGATAATCGTCTATTCACTGGAAGATGGACGCGATATGCTTTCTATTCAGCAGCTAAAGGATGAAAATGATGAACAATATTATCTTTGTTTTTCGGAGGATAAATACTTCATCATTAAAAATGGTCAAATAACAAAAACCGGTATCAATGGTTTCGGAGGAATTCCCTTAACGGAATATCCAAATAATCCAGATCGATTATCAGATATTGAAATTGTTATTACAGCACTAGATCAGATAAATAAAATGCAGTCTGACCGAATGAATGGAATTGAGCAGTTTGTCCAGGCATTTATGCTTTTCAAAAACTGTGAAATCAACAAAGATGAATTTATAGAAATGAGCCAGTTGGGAGCAATACAGGTTAAAGATTCAGCGCAAACCAATAAGTCAGATGTTAAACTTATGACTGCTGAACTTAACCAGGAACAAACTCAGGTATCAAAAGATGATGTGTACCGTCAGGTTCTTGTGGTTGAGGGAATGCCAGATCGTCAGCAAAATTCCGGTGGGGATACTGGTCAGGCAGTGTACCTCAGAAATGGATGGGATTTTGCAGAGCAACGAGCGAAACTCGATGAGCCGTTTATCATAGAAGCAGAGAAGAAGCATTGTCAAATTGTTCTGAACATCATCAGGCAAACAACGAATGATGTTCCTCTGACTATAAGAGATTTTGATGTAAAAATTACACGAAACTCTACAGATAACATGCTTGTCAAAGCTCAATCCTTAGATTACTTATTGAAAAATAAAGTAAATCCGTTAATTGCTTTAACCACTTGTGGTCTATTTGGGGATCCCGAAAAAGTATGGATAATGAGCAAGCCTTACATGGATACTATATTTAAAACTCAAGAACAGCTTGATGTTGAAGCAGAAAAACAGAGAGCATATGAATTGTTGAAAAGTCAACCAAATAATTCAGTTAAAACAGGAGAAGCGTAATGGCTTTTCTTTTTTTATTTTAAATTTGGAGTCATCCGTAAATGGCAAAATCCAGCAGGTGCGACCTGCGTAACCAAAAGCGTGGATAAAAGGAGGAAATTATTATGACTAGAGAACAGGCTAAAAAGAATTTAATTGCCCTTGGAGTTGCTGAACCGACCGATGATCAGGTTACGAACTACCTAAATCAGCATAACGGAGAAGTGAAAAAAATCCAAGACGATGCTGATAAATGGAAAGAAGAAGCTAAAAAGGCTGGGGACCTGCAGACAAAGCTTGATGAAATTGAACAGCAGAATCTTACAGAACTGGAAAAGGAAAAGAAAGCCAGGGAAACAGCTGAAAAAACAGCTGCTGACTTGCAAAAACAGCTTACACAGTCAGCTGTCTCAACTATTTTTGCAAAAGCGAATTTGTCTGGAGACGAATTTTCCGGAATGATGGCTGCATTATCTGCTTTGGATCTGGAAGCAGCAAAGACCAGTGCTGAAACATTTGTAGCCGGAATTTCTAAGCGTGATGAAGCAAACAAAACTCAGTGGCAGAAAGAAACTTTTGAAAATACACCGAATCCGGGCGCAGGAGATCCACCAGCAAATACGGACCCGGGCAAGAAGAGTGCTGCCGCCGAATATGCAAAACAGTATTCCCAGAATAAAAATCCGCAGCCGGTTGCGACACCTATTGTCGGTACTCAGCCGGGAACATTAATTTAAAGGAGGCTATGATATGGCTTATATGAAAGTGATTCAGGGAGAAACACTCCCTAACTTTTTGGAAAGTGCAGTTGGTCTTGTACAGAAAACTGAAATGGTTACCCAGACTATGGCGACTACCGTAGATACCAAAAAACTGATTTATGGTGGAACGGTATTACCGTCCAATGATGGGACTGCCACAGGTATTGTATTTGAAACCGTTGACATGACTGATGATGAGAAGCGTCCTGCCAGTGTAATTAAGGCCGGCAGAATCTATGGGAATAGATTAAAAACTGCATTGTCAGCCGCAGCAAAAACAGCTTTGGAAGCAAAAGGATTTGTTATTCTTGACGCTCCTGAAGTTGAATTTTAATTGGAGGTGCTAAAATGCCATTTAATGTATTGGACGCTATTAGCGTAGATGAAAGACTGAATTTCGCCCAGAACTTTGCAGTCGCAAGGCCGACAGTTCTGGATACCATTTTCCCAGATATTAAGACCCAGCATTTTAAAGCGGAGTATTACCGGTTGATGCAGGGGCAGAACCTGCCAACGCCTGCATATGTGCATGCCCTGGATTCCGAGGCTCACATTGGAACTCGTCCTACATTTGAAAAGGTTCTGACTGAAAAACTCTTTATTAAGGAGAAAATCAATCAGTCAGAGCAGCTGCAGATGTACATTACCAATGGTGTACCTGATGATGACGGATTAATCAAGTGGGTATTCGATGATATGGGCCGACTTTCTGAAAGTGTTGTTACCAGAACCAAAATTGCTAAAGGAAATTTAATGAGTACTGGAATCATGAAAATCAAGGAGAACAACCTTGATATGGCTATTGATTTCGGAATTCCTGCTGAGCAGAAGATTAACTTTGGTGATTGGTCTGATCCGGAATATGATATCTTCTCTGATATCCAGAGAGCCGTGAAAATCCTGAAAGATCAGGGTAAGATTGCTAATCGCATGCTTACATCAGACACACAGGTGCAGCGTATGCGGAAGAATAAGTCTATGCAAATTGCTATTTATGGTTCCACGAATGTAGGAAAACTGGTAACCATGTCTGAATTGCAGAGAATGTTACAGGAAGAATTTAAACTACAGGTGATTTCTTGTGACGAGATGTTTGCATATGTCAAGTCTAATGGTACTAAAGCAAACAAGAGATATTTTGATGAAGATAAAGTAACATTCTATACCGCTGATGTCGCTGGAAGTGCAGGTATCGGTCTCTGGGGACCAACTCCTGAAGAAGCTGAGTATGCTGCGTTCCAGGAAGCTCTGGAGAAGATGTTTGTAACAGTGACCATGTGGTCCACACAGGATCCGGTGGCCAAGTGGACAAAAGCGTCCGGCATGTTTATCCCGGTATTACCTGATCCTTATGGAATTGTGATTGCTACTGTTTTAACCGGTTCAATAACGCTTGGGACGTTGACGGTTAACTCTGCCGCCGGTACAGCTTCTGGAGATACTAAAGTAACTGTTTCTCCGGCTAAGGCAAGCGGAAATCTTTATAAATACAAGATTGCTGATGCAGCTACTACAGTAATTTATGGCCAGAATGTCCAGACGTGGTCAGCTTGGGACGGCAGCGCAGATATTACAGCAATAACTGGTAAGGTAATTACAATTGTTGAATGCGATTCTACCTATAAAGCTGTTAAGGCTGGTAATGCTACAGTAACGGCTAAGGCATAAGAAGGCGGTGAGATGAGTGGAAACAGAGATTTTGGCTGACGTAAGTACATATCTTGGTGACGAGGTGGGAGACACTGATAAGCCGTTTCTGCTCATCTTAATCAAGCAGGTAGTTCGAAAGGTTTGCAATAAACGGTATCCGTTTGGCTATACAGATATACAGCGGGAAAAGGCTATAGAAAAATACAGAACAGAAATCTTTGACGGAACTATTTATCGTTGGGCGAAAGATGGAGCAGAAGGGGAAAGTTCTCACAACGAGAACGGAATCAGTCGAGCCTATGAGAAAGAGGACGATATCTATTTTGATGTGGTCCCAATGGCAAAGACTTTGTAAATGGCGAATATTCCCTTTAACTATTTGAAAACAGGAGGATTTTATCATGATTTATGATTATAAAAATGCAGTTATTAAAGCTGAAAGTCCAGCGGAAGATATTGATTACAAGAAACATATGGCAGAGTACGGTCCGGAAACAGGTAAATCTCATCCTGATGACTGCCCGTATTGTGCGGTTAGAGGCTGGAAAACATTCCCTGGCA